TCCCGACATTCGTTAAAATATAAATTATTTAATTAATACCTATACCCATTAAAACCTAGAAAAGACGTGGCTTTAAGCTAATACCTATACCCATTAAAATGATAATACCTATAATACCTATACCCATTACCTAGTAGCCGGTAATCGTATCGCCTGTGTAAGTTTCTATCGTCTTAAAATTAGTTTTGCGTGGTGACACAATCGCGCTGAATAACTCTGCTAGTACCCACACCCAAGCATCAGCTCTGTTCGGTGAGCCTCCACCAAGATAGCCAGTCGTAGTGAATGAACACAGCTCATCCTCAAGCTCTGGAAAATAACCACCGTGACAGACTTTCCCTTGCTCATAGAGCGCTGAGATAGGTTCTGCTCTGATATGTTTGCCTCGTGTAGCTGTGACAGCCTTGTAAGGTGTTCGTGGTCTAGCCGTCTGGATAGTATGTCTAACCATATCGCCACCGTAGTTAGCTTCACCGACTACACAATCCGCTGCATGTCGATCATAAGCAGTGGTTGCTATTCTTCCCCATGTTGCTGGTCCAGCTGTCACTGTGCAATCTTCTAATAGATATGCTTTACCATCTACGCCCAAAGCACCGACCACAATACCGATAGCATCATTCTCTTTATTGTCTGTTTCACCGGCACCAGAAGGATCTACGCCCACAATGACACGTATAAATTCTGGATAACCGGAGTCAATGACACGGTTCTCATCAATGTTCTCAAAGGTAAATAGCGCGTTGGGAGTTGCATCGCTGAACTCGCCTAATAAGAAACGTCGCTTTAATCGTGGTGCCAGGCTATTTAGCGTGGCTAAGTAAGTAGTTGATAAGTTTTCCGTGTTATCAGCAGGATTAATCTTAAAACTGGCGTAGTCATCAGGATTTTCGGATGGCTTCTTAGTATCTGGATCCCGTTTCTCAATGAAGCGCTTATAACTCCAGTGTGCTTTGCTCGGTGGATTAAGATCGTAGTAACAGCGTGGCTTTAATTCTGAGCTATGATTACCAATCACTTGCGTTGCTTTCTGTGCTAAACGGGTAATAGATATATCAATAGACGACAAAGGGATCTGACTGGCTTCGTTGTAATAGATCGTGACGAACTCCATACCTAAGATCTTCTCGGTACGTTCTTTATCGTCCAGACCGCCAAACCAGATTTGGCTGCCGTTATCGAACTGCGCATAAAAGTCAGTCTTGTTGAGTGTATAAGTAACACCAGGGTAAGCAATCTGCATGACCTTAGGAAACGTATCCATGATTACCGAGGCTTTGATCGCATTGAATCTGAATCGGAATATCGCATGACGCGAGTTAGCCGCCTTTAATGCTCTAAAGACAACATTGCGAGTCAGTAAGAACGTCTTGCCTGATCGTGAGCCACCGAATAAGCAAATGTGTGTCGCATCACCGGCCAATACTTCCTGCGCTTCTAACTGCTTTGCTGTGAGCTTAAAGGTCAAAGTCTAGCGTCCAGAGCTGAAGCAATAATAGATACTGCACCAGTTACCGCTACTTTCTCAGTATAAAGACCAGCTGCTTTACCGCGATTAGTCTCAGCAGTGACAGCAGGACCATAATTCTCTGCTTCCTCGGCTTTCTTGCTTAAGTGAGCCAGTCGAGCTAAGTGTGATTCAAGCGTTAAACCCGCTGCTGCAATGATAGGTTTCTTGAGTTCTTCCACCCTAGCTGAAACCTCGGTGTCTTTCATTAACCTGGACGCATTGTTTTGCACTGTCTCAGGCTTAGTTGTAGCCTTGACATTAAACGCCTCACGATACGCATCGGCTTGTGTCATTCCGCTCGAGACAGCAATAGCAAAGGCTTCTTGTTTAGGAGTCATAACACTATATCTAATAAAATCATAGCTCTATTATACTATATCTATTATTTATGCAATATAAGCACTTTCTACTAAATTTATTTACCTTATTTATTAAATAATGCTTTACGTTGTGCATTACATGTGATTTAATAGCTTCACGGTTTCAACAACTGAAACCCTTTTGGAGATACAACAAATGATTAAATACACAGTGCAAGCTTTTGACAATAACGCCAACATTGAGTGGGAAATAAATAACCTGAGCATCAAAGAGGCAGAAAAAACGGCTTTAGAAGAGTCCAAGGCAAATCCTGAGCTGAATATTTTTGTTGTTTTTGCTGACGGTTATTTGAATATTGACGGCCATAGTCCCGTTGGAAAAAAATGGTAACCCTTGTTGAAACCCTTGAGGAGATACGATAATGGCAACTGCACTTAGATATTTAGCGAAACTGCAAGACAGAGAAGATTTTCAATACCTAATTGGTGTATTTGATGATGATGCTGGATGCTCTGTGAAGATGTTTATAAATGATAATAACTCAGCCGAAAAAATTATTTTTTTTGATGACCAAGTTGTATCTGTAGAAAAATTTACAACTAAAGTAGATTTTAAGAATCTAATAAACTGGGAATTGAATTCAAAACTAGAAATTAAGAATCTTTTAGATAAATTAATAGATGATTCTTTAGATAAATCAGGGGAATAAGATGGCAATTACATTAGCAGCAAGCGTAAATAATGGCGTATATCGCGTTGAAGATTATGAAATGGCCCAAGAAGGCGGTGAATATTTGAAAACAAAATACTTTTATGATGCGCTTAATGCGCTAAACAAAGAAGATGGCGTTATCTATGCTTGCTTTGACACCTACGGAAATCCAGTTGACAAAGAATTATTTGATAAAATCGAGCTGGAATATGGAATCAAGTAACCCTGGCGCTGCCCTTGCCTCTCTCCGCAAAACTGAAACTAAGAAATGCTTAGTCTGCGGGGTTGAGTTCACCGGCCTTATTAAGAAAACAATTTGCAACAAATGCTTGAGCAAAGCAAGAGTTGCAAAGTTTAGGGGCAAACCAAATGAAAGTTGAAGTAGATATTAATGCAGAAGAACTGGTTGCTGAATATATAGCGGATAGCTTTGGTATTACTAGCAACAATCATAATTCAAGCATGGCTTACTTGAGTTTACCGGTTTTTATTCCATCATCAAAGTCATCACCCCTCGATGTTGAGCTACATTGGGAGTTGGATGAGTTAAGTAAGTTTGGTGTGAAGCAAGGGAGAATACCATCTGTTAGCTTGAATATTCGTGATGAATATTTTGAATATTTTGATGATAGCCCAGAAGACTACATTAATGAGATGCGACGACTCTCATTATATCTAAAAGAGTTTATGAGTGAAGTTGATGCACTTTACGAAAAAACTCTTAAAGATATGATTAATGAAATTAAGTAATAACCAACAGCCCCTTAACCGGGGCTTTTCTTTGTCAGGCAAAAAATATATCTAATTAATATTTTAAAAAATAGATAGAAAATTACATTAAGTAAGTTGGCCGAATTCGGTTATAACTTAACCGATTCGGTTTTGATACGAACTCTCATCACTCTTGAACTTCACGTTCTTCTTCCGATTCTTGTTGCTGGTTTTCAACGCCATTAAAAATACCCATCTTCATCTTTATCAAACAGGTCTTGAAACTTCTTGGCAATTATCTTAACGATCATACCCGTTACACCGATAACACCGATGCACAGTGCGATTAAACCTGCTGCTAGTTGTAGATCCATTTCCCTTACCTCTGATGTTGAATTTCAATGTCGTATAGCGGTCTTTCTAAACCACAATCTACACAGGTGCGTTTTTTCCAGCTCACATAAGTGGCCCAGTGGGTGTGTTTACAATGTGCTACCCGCACTGGCGCATTGAATAGGTTGATAGGACTAAACGTCATCATTGGCCAACAAGTCACAACAATAACTTCTCTGGAATTAATAGATCAGCCACCAACTTCACATACCCATTAACGTCGTGCCATGAATCATGGTAATCAGGATCCCCGTTTAATATTCTGCCCACCTTATGCGCCACCATTTCTAAACACTCTCGTTGATCGTCTTTTAAAGTATCCCAGTTAGGACTATCGGCCATTGCGCGTTTGATGTTTTGGGTTATCCTGGCATGTTCAGTAAATGCACCATAACGGCTACCTCTTTCTTCTAGCGTTGCTTCAATCGTCATATAATCTCCTCGAATGCCATTCTCCGAGCCTCACTGTTGCTTTTCTTCTGATCAATAACTAATACTCGCACCCTTGCCATATAGTCATCCTCTTGCTGTAGAGTCACCTTCTTGTGTAATAGCTTTGCTTTGGCGATAAGATATTCTTCATCGAACTCAACTTCATCCATCTATATCTACCTCAAAATAACCGGCAAACAGAAACAGCCAGGTAAATATCCAACCATCTTCGTCTGAAGTTACCCAAGGAAAGATGGTCCACTCCGCTATTCCTCTAAATCCCCAAAATATCAACACAACTCCCTTTCTAAGTTTTCTTGCAGCAATGTCCCAGCATGTTTAACTATCCTCATCTTATCGATTCCTGCCCATCTAACCCTATTTGGTATTGCTGCAATATAACCTTGTAGGAAAGCTATGCGATTACAGTTATCGGGCCTAAAAGTGCCTATCTGATTGATGTACTCAATTTCTGAATCAGTGGACCAAGCAATCGTTTCTTTCTCTTTTTTAGCCGGTATCATTATTAACATCCCCAGTAGTCTGAATAAATTACATAGATCATGAATAGAACGGTTGCGTAAAACGGTAGATAAAACCACTCAATCATCCGGTCCACCTGTTATTGATACTTTGATATAACCCCCTGTTTCTGTATGCACCCAAGGACGGGTAATAAATCGGCAATCATCTATGCCAAGTGCGTCAGCTATGCCGTCACGCCCACTTTTGAAACTGGCAATCATGTTGTCGTCATCCCTTCGTCTTTTATCCGGTGGGTAAAATGTCAACCATAAATACAATTTCCCCTCAATCTCTGGAATGATTAGCTTTGCCGCTTTTGTCATCAATTTACATTGCAAGCGGTAGGCTTTAGCCGCCTTACTTTTCTTTCCCCAGTGAACGCGAGCGTTGGGTGATAGTTCTTGTGGTGGCCAAGGTAGGTGTAATTTCATGCTGCTACCTTCTTCGCATGTCGCAATACAGTTCTTAAGTCGCTGTGATATTGGTTATTTGCTTGTACCTTACGTGGGTTTTGCTCTCGCCATGTTGCTGCATATGAGTTTTGGCAGACTTTGCATTGGCTAAGTACGTTCCCTGTGTGAGTTTTAGACGCATGAAACTCAGTGAGGCTCTTTTCTTGCTTACACTTAGTACATTCTTTTGACTCAATCATGCTATCTTGATTAACCCCTCTTTAACCCAGTAATCACGCGTTCTTGTCGCGCCTTGCCTGTGCATTAACTCTAATTCGTCATGTGTGTTATCTGTAGTCACTCGACCATCTAAAGCGTCATGACATGAGCTACAGCAAAAACTGCCCTCATAATCTGCTGTTTTATAGGCCATACCACCACCACCTAAGTGAGCCAATACCACTGTTTCCGGATTGAAGTTACAAACACCAGGCAATCTAACTAAGCAGTCTTGACCGCGTGCGCTTTCTCGTAATTTACTCATAAGTTACTCGTAAATCTCACGTCCAACTCAGTCACCGCATAAGCAAATAGCCGTTCAAAATAGATACTCATGCCCTTCGTGGTTAGCTTTGTTGTGCTACCCACCATCTTGAGCGTGCCGTCTGGCATTTCTTCCCATTTCACATAATCTGGCAAGGTCAGTTCTTCGCTTGGTACATCCGGTAAAAACAATCCTTTTAAATGTTCGTGCCAGATTTTAGGTGTGTAGCCTTTGCCGTCTATTCGCACTTGTCTGGATATGTCACCCAAGATAGCCTTCCACTGATAACGGTTCTGCCCACTTGTGCGTTTCTTGACGTGCTTTTGAATGACAACTTCCATTGATCCATCAGTCGGTAAATCGTTAATCGTCTTTATTGCATGGAAGTGTTTACGGTCACTGTCTATTACAAAGCGAACTATCATGCGCTTAACTCAAATAAGTCTTGGGTTTGATAACCTACAAATACTTCAGCAGAATTATGTTGCTCAATTCTGTCTGCAATAACAGCAGCTCGTTGAGAAGATGTTGCAGGAATGTAAATACCAAATCGCGAGAGCGATCCACAATTTACTGCTGCATTGGTGCTGTCAGCCGATGAAAGTGGGAGTCGTGTAAATATCTCAGGGTCTAACATACGCAAACCATGTAACTTGCATTTAGGGCTTCCCTTATCATCACAAATAATTCGCATTGCTTGACTCATTCTTTTCCACCATTTGTTTGTGCCAGGTGTGGCATAGTCTCCAGAACTTCCTAATGCAACAATTTCAAAGCTACTGGTAAGCCATTCAAGATATTCAAATGATTCGTGCATGTGCCAAACCGGAACACCCTTGCATCTTGTTCCTGACCGTATCCACTTATGCACCCAGGCAAGATTATCTTCTTCTGTGCCGTCTATAATGTCTGGGATAAGCGCCCAATCAAATGACGGATGTTTTCGTAAAGATTCTGCCCAACTTAAATAAGCATCAAAATCAATCCTTCCTTTTCCTGATTTCCAGTGACTAAATGCGCCATTGTCTACACAAAAAGTTTGTGAAAACTCTAGGACTGCCCCTAGATCATCCTGTCTACCAAAAGGCACAAGCGCATGTCTGCCCACTAAGAACCTAGCAACATCTTGTCGGCTTCCACCAATCGGAGTTCCATGATAGTGAATCACCCCCACCCCTTGCTCTTTGGTACTGTCATATCCCTAACGCCCTGAAACTTACCTTCATTCATTAATACTTTTCCCTTGTGTCTCATGGCTTTAGCTTGTATGCCAAACTTACTTTCTAGGCTGTCCGTTAATGCTTGCATTTTCAGTCAATTAGCCGCTTTCATAATCACATAGTCGTTGTAGTCGCATTTACGTCCATAATCCTCAACGGTTTCTTGATTGATTAAAGTAACGACTCGAACGGTTTTGCCCTCTTTTACCTTCAATCTGTTAGCCAATTCATAGGCTGCCTTTTGTCCGGTAAAACTCTCGTCTGAATCTGCATAAATCCACACGACTTTGACCGACTCAGGAATCACGACATTAACCATTGCTTGCGCGGATCCAGCTGCCCAACAATGAATGTTTTGATCTTGTCGAACTGATAACGCGGTTTCTATGCCCTCCGTAATGGCCAATACTTCTTCGGCCTCAAATAATCTAATAGCACTCCCTACCATTGGACGCATAACGGGTAATATCTTTCTGGGTATTTGTACGGGTGCTTTCTCCCCCTCCTTGGTCACATAAGTAATGTGATAAGTTGAGACTTCGCCCGTTGGTGTTCTAAACACCGATACCATTGCCGGATAACTGCCGGTTTTAACGCCCTCCTCCCAATAATCTAGGCTGGGGTGTTCATAGCAATCATGATCGGGTAAGACTGTGATGCCGCGTTTAGCCAGGTATAAAAATACCGCTGAATCAGGGGCAATCTGTTTTAACCCTGCATGAATCTTGCGTATTCTGGCCTCGGCTTTTTCTGTATCGGCAGGCTTAACGATCTGGAGCGGTGTAGTCATTACGTTTGGCCTGATTAAGTTGGTGGTTTCTTTAAATGACAATCCGGTATGTTCGATTGCCATGTCTATTGGCTGTTTTTGTCCGCATTGTGAACAGTAATAAAATTCTTTTGCCCTATCCCACCTAGCCCTATCTTTGCCGCCACAAAAGATACAAGGTTGATGCTTACCGTTAAATAACTGCGCGTTTATGCCCAAATTTGTCAAAATTGGCGCCCAACGACCTATACACTCTTGTTTAATATCAACTCTCATGCTGCCGCCCTTGAGTTTTTAATATTCAAGTGCTGCATAAAACCCAATACTTCAGGTGTCGGTGGTATGGGCATAACGCCATTTTTCTTATGAGGCCATTCACTGAATTTCTCCATAAACTTATTAGCCGCCCAACCGTCCTTGTAACCTTTGCTTCTGCTGATATAGAGAAATTGTGCGTACCAATCAGCCTTTATAGCGGGAGCTGGTTTCTTTAACTCTTTAAGTTCAGCCTCATGAAACGGTATCGCTTCGCCTTTTTGTATCATTGCCAACCCACAGGAAGGACATACGCGACTAGCCCGAAACACATAACCACATTTACACTTAATATCTTTTGGTTCTTTAGCCGCTTTTTGTGCCGCTTCTTTGCGTTCGCGTATCGTTGACTTATCGTCAAGCGTCCACTCAATCGGATCGTCAATGCGCCCCAAGTCGTCGAAATTGTCACCGTGATAAATCACTAAGCAGTCTTTCTTATCTGGATATAAGCGCGAGCCACGCCCAATCATTTGTATCCAGCTTGAAATGTTGCGCGTGACTCTGGCAATAATCACGCAAGAAATAATGGGCCAGTCAGTACCAAAGGCCATAACGCCAATATTGACGATCACCTTACTTTTACCGGACATAACACGGGCTTTTATCGCCTCCCTTTCTTCTGTGGGTGTTGAGCCGTCAATATATTCAGACGATACCCCATGACGCATAAATTCATCATGAATGTGCTGGGCATGTTTGCAGTTGACCGCAAATATCAACGTGGTTCTATCACCAGCAATGCGCTTGTAATTCGTATAAATGGAACCAATCAATTCAGGTTTGTCGGTAGCCTCAGCAAGTCCTTTTTCTTGATAGTCACCGTCCGCGTTAAGTTTCACCAAAGCCAAGTCGGGCGCGTCAGCCCCGTAATAACGCATAGGCACTAGATATTCTTGTTCAACCATGTCCGCCATAGATAAACCCTCGACTATATCGGTATAAAATGCGCCCATGCCTTTACCGTTTGCCAGTGCCGGTGTTGCTGTAATTCCTATTACTAACGGATACTTCTTTAATAATTCCAGTCGTGCCTGACTAAAACACGCATGAGCTTCGTCAACCATAACCACATCCGCAGCCGGTAACTGCATTGCCCCCGAACTGACGCGACTGGTAATCGTGTCAAAACTGCCAACTTGCAGTAATGGCATACCGAAAGGCCTTTCACCAGCCATGATTAAGCCCGTGTTAATGCCATAATTCGTAAAGGTTTGCACCGCTTGATAGGCCAACTGTCTGCGTGGCACTAAAAACAATACTTTCTTGTAATGGCTAACCGCTGAACGGGCTATTTCTGCCGCTACTACGGTTTTTCCAGCGCCTACGTGCATTTGTAAGATAATACGTCTATTGCCCTTACCATAAGATTGACGGCTGTCTTTTATTATCTGGTTTTGATATTCTCTTAAAATCATTTATACTTACTCCTTAGTTGGATGATTAGCCGGTTACTTTCTTTGCGGGATTGACCGGCTTTTTTATGCTGCTATTTTTTGACATACCATTGATCTTCCTAGTCTCTTTATTGATGACTCGAAAGGAAGCAAACTAGACGTACTAATAAAAAAACTACTGGTAAATTTTTGTATTATTTTTGTTCCTGGAATTAGCTCACCTTGTTTTATTTCTTTAGCTAACCTAATAAAGTCCTTTCTCCTTATTAGCCCGTAAGGCGCAATAAATGAAAGCTCATCATTGGTTAAAAAAAATACATAAAAATCAATATTTTCTTGCTTCATAACATGAGGAGAGACCTGTCCAACTAAATATTCTATTGTGCTAACCTTGCAATCAATCGAATGTCCGTTTATTTCAATATCTTCTTTGTCATGTAAATAAGGGGATGATTTATCCTTTTTGTAAGGTATTTCATTAAGCCTACAAAACTCAGATAGCCATAATTGAGCGTATTTTCCAGTTGTTATCCTGCACATTTTTTTATGGCAATCTTTCCATCCATCATAATCAACCGTGTAATTAATAGACTCCAAGGCGTACATTCTGGCTTCTGTTAAAATTGCAGAGTTAGCAGGGTATTTAAAAATCATTGTGCTACTTCATTAAATCTTGCTTCTGCAATCTGGATATATTCAGGGTTCATTTCAAAACCAATTGACCGCCTTCCTGTTTTCATTGCGGCAACACCTGTTGTTCCGCTACCCATAAAGCAATCTAAAACAATGCCATCATCAGGGCAGGAGGCTTTAATAATGCGCTCAATCAACTCGACTGGCTTTTGTGTAGGGTGGATTGTTCTGTCCGTGTCCTTGTTATCGACACAAGGGAAGCGCCAGACGTTAGACGGGTTTTTGAAGTTATACTCACGCCCTTTATATTCCCTTACATTTTCTTCGCTACGCTCTAGTTTGACGCTTTCAGAATCTTCAAAAGTTTTTTCAGATTTACTAAAATACAATATATCTTCATGCCGATTAACCCAAAGACCACCACCAGCACCCTGAATGGTGTCCCAAGTTATCCAGTTACGGTAATGAAAACCTATGCTATCCATACGATGTTGAATGTGGCTTAACATGCGATTAATGCCAAACACATAGATTGAGCCGCTAGGCTTTAAAACTCGATAACAATCCCTTAACCAACTTTCACACCAATCAGCAAATTCTTTTCCTGACCCGTAAGAGTCCCAATCTGCTTTATCCATGTTGTAAGGTGGATCTATACAAATTAAATCAACTGATTGACTCAGCAGGTTTTTAATCAATACCGTAGAATCACCTTGAGTTAATTTAGGCAATAGTCGATCAAGTTCAGCAATTCGCGCCAATTCTTCATTGCGTCTTGTTTGTTCAGCTAGTTCTTCATCGCTTAGTACGCGGCTATATCTAACATCGTCATTTGCATTGCTATTGCAATGTGAAATAATGGCTTGATAGGTTCTGCGAATCGCTTTTATGTCGAAGCAATCGTCTAAGTATTTCAGCTCATCAATAAATTCAGATTTCTGATCAAAGCTATATGCAACAGGATCAAGGCGATAATATTCAATGCCATCACGCTCTTGAATCTCGTCTGTTTTTTCATGCCTAAACAGCTTTACCGTGGTGAGCTTTTCAATACAGCTATTAATTTCAGCAATGGCGCTTTCAATGCGTTTTGCTGTCGCTGGAGTAGTGGCTATTTCCTTAAAGTCTGCTTTCATCCAGTCCAGGAGGTTAATAGACTTAACCCGATTAACTGCCGCTTGTGTATCTTTAACAGACCAGTCGCATTTGATTAATAAGTCTGCGAGTATTTGCCATGTGTCTTGTGGTGCTTTACTAATTTCATAGAGGTGTTTTGTTTTTTCGTTTAGCTCTTTTGTCTCGCACGAGCGAGGCAAAAACACATAGACACTGGCTGCCTTAGTCCATTCTGTAACTGATACTTCACCTTTCCCTATCTCAGCCGCATAAGCCCGGACACCGCCGCCTTTTTTAGTCTTGTCATTCACCGTAGCCAGCGCATGAATTCCAATCTCTAATGCTAACAACTCGCCTTGATTATTCGCCTTGACCAGCTCCATATAGGCTGTGTCGTCGTCCATTTCTTCAACCCAGCAAGGCAATGTTTCAATGCCAGCTTTCATGGCTGCATTAAACCGATGATGACCGCTAGTTATTTCAAAATAATCAGAGACTGGACGAACATGCAAGGCGTACTTATCCTTAAAACCATCCGATAACCCAGCAACGATCCCATCAATAACATCGTCACGCATAATTAAGCGTGGGTTTTTTGGATGAGCTTTTAAATCAGTAATCTTGAGTTGCTGTATATTCATTAGTCGTAGGTATCGCTAGAATTAGAGTCAAAAAGACCGTATGTGATATGGATATATCTATACTGTCTTAGGTTATTCGTAGAAGCCTGAGCGCCTCGTTGTCCAGCATCAATAATTTGCACTCGTTTATTCTCGGTATGTGATGCCGAAGGTAAAACCAGACCTAATATCACGTTGGCGGTGTTTAACTGGGTTCAAATCCAGTGGGTCGGCCTACTCCCCTATTGATGCTGCTATCTATCTGGTTTCCTGCCTATCTACCCCAGACGGGTAAAACTAAAGTGAGGCGTGACTTATGCTTTTGCCTTGGTTAGGGCGCTTTTGATCTAAAATCATTCCTCATTGCAATACACTGCTGAATACGATTTCTTTCACAGTGGTCTATGTCGGTAAGTGCTGGAGTAAACTCAAAGCCACGCCCGAAAGTATTCCTTTGTGGAGGACGAGGTTGCAAAGTCAAACTTGCCGCTCTCTTATCCCCTGCTATGTTTCTTTTTTGACTCATGATTTCCGCTAGACTACTTTTCAAAAAGTTCAATTTACAGTACAAAATTTAATGTTTACTTAGTAAACCTAACTTATCTTTTTTCCGAGGGCTTCACACAGTAGAATTAACTCAGATTCTTTTTTCTCAACGTGCAATAGAGCCAAATCATGAAGATACTCAGACTGACTAACATCATCGAGCTGACAAAGACCCGCCAAGGCTCTCTTAACCTTGTCAGTAGTCTTAAATGCGATAGTTTCCATGCGTTTTTCTGGATGTTCAGCCATGTTTATTTATCGTCCGTAAAGCAGGAATCGAATATTTCTTCAGCTGAAAAACCAGCCTTGCGTAATTTTTTCATGTTGCTTTTACCTGGAGCCTTTACGTTATTAATCCACTCGGAAAATGTAGACGTTGAGACATCTATAGCCAACGCTGCTTTTTCTTGCGTTCCGTAATCTTCTTTTAACTTAAGGAATATATTCATGGCTCGATTATCCGCTATTTGCGGAAATACTGCAACTGTTAATAGCGGATTATTTTTAGCATATAGTAACTTTATGGAATACAAAGGCTTTGCTGGTAGATTAAAGGCGCTACAACTAGAGTGTGATGCGCCAAAAACTCAATATAAGTTTGCTGAGTGGCTAGGCTTGTCTAAATCTTTTGTAAGTGAGTTGCTTCGAGGGGAGAAATTACCATCAATGGATTTGGCAATTATTTTGTCTGATAAATTTGATGTTAATATTGACTGGCTCATGCGTGGAAAGGGCTTAAAACGTCTTGATGATAAACAACCACCCTCTCCCCTATTAGATAAATTCACTTCATTGAGTGCAGAACAGCAAAAGGAAGTTAATGAATTTATTGACTTCAAATTATCGCAAAATAAAGAAAATAAACCCTTGACACCCCGTCCGGAAAATGTGGGGGGGGGGGGGGTGAACCTGCCTGATCCTCTGGCTTTGTACCATAGGCGGCAGGGAGACGAACCAGCCGATAAAGACTTTATTGAAGCAATTCAGCAAGATTACGAAGATTCAAAATAAGCGGTTTTACAGACAGGAATTGGCAACACACCTATCTGAATGTAATCAGTAATCCGCAGAATGAATAAGAAATAAGTTATACTAAGTACAAGACCGTAGTTTTGGAGATTAAGATGAATGAAATATTAAAAGCCATCCCAGTAATGTTTAATCAAAGAAAGCCTGTTAATGCCCCACCAAGGATTGACATAACCGAAATGGCTATAAGAAGAACTAACCGCCAATTTGAGCAAGCATTTATTGAAGTAACCGGTCATGTCACGAAACAAAAGCCCTCAAATAAATAGCAATAATCGACAGCAACAAAATCAGATTGGATTAATACATCAATCTGTTCAACATAAAACTATATTTGATCCTGATGTAATTGAACATTACAGCCGCTTAATAAATAACGCTCCCGAAAGAATACTCACTGTATTTGAGAAAAATGCAGAAGCCGAAAGAAATTTACAACTAGATTCACTTAAAAGCCAGATCGCAGACAACAGGCGACGCGACTGGATGGCTTTTGCAATTATAATCTGTGGTATGGCTGCCTCTGCCTTCTTAGCTTGGATAGACAAACCCTATTTATCCGGTACAGCATTAGCAACCATCATTGGCTATGCCGTCATTGGCTTTCTAAAAAATAAATAACCCAACCAATCCCCGCCTAGCCTCTTAACCGAGGCTTTTTATTGCCTATCGAAAAATAAATCCCGTCATTAATCAATCACTTGTGGGTTTAGGTGTTATTTTGTTTGAAATATCCGCTATTTGCAGTTGACTTAATCCGCATTAGGCGGATAATAACATCCAACGAAACGGAAAATCCCCGTAGCTCCTACCTGCTCCGTAGCGATACGGGGCTTTTTTGAGGGTTCATAAGACTGTCTATCTCGCGGATTTTTTTGAGAGACTTGACGCTTGGTAGGCAGTCTTATGAATACAGCTTAGACAACTAAACGCACTTCGCTTGCGTGTAATGTCCGAAACGGTGTGAAGCCGAAACAATAATAATTTGAGGAGAAATAACATGTACGAAGAAACTGTAGAACTAAATCCTTGGGATGTTTTTAGGGCAGCTAAAGCTAATTTGGCTGAAATGATTGAAGAATTGCAAAATACAAGCTCTAACAGCTTAGAGTTACTTGAGTGCTTATCTCACAATGTTTCTGTTCAATGTAAATATTTGGAAGAAATCAAAGGTGATATTAAGGTGTTTGAAGATAGCAAACTTAATAAAATGCTAAAAGATGGTGAAAATGAAGTGGTAGTTTTTGATATGCCTTCTTATTGTTAATCGGGGAAACAAAATGGCTATTAAATATCCAATTAGTGAAGATTACGCATCAAAAGAAAGACAAGCCTTCATTAAGAGTGAAGCAAAGAAAGTATTTGTTCCGGTTGTTGAAGAATACGAGGAGTTCCATTACGAACCTGAATCTGATAGCAAGTTCTTGATAGTCATGATTGTTGGCTTTGTTTTACTCATGAGCCTTTATCTAGTCAATACCCAAGCCAAGGCTGATGACTGTGCTAAACCAATTAGCCCTATGAGTCTTGTTGATTACTGGGGTAAAGAGTAATGGCTACATCTATGAGTATTCACTATGTCGAAAATTTGGCGTTCAAACAAGAAAACCTTTTTCTGCCCAACGATAAAATGATCCGGTTAATGCGTGTTACTGGCGTTGATAAAACTGGCGAGACTAACGAAGTTGTGTTCTTCCTGACTGATGATTGCAATATCGAAGAGGTGCTTGTATGAACCTCTGGAAACTGCTGATGCAAACCTTGGCTAGGGCTGATTTTACGAACCACCGCGAACCAAGATTTAACAACACTGCTTATCTAAACGAATACGGGAATCTGTACGCCAATACAGAAGCCCAAACACATTATACAGAGGTTTGTGATGACTATTTATAAAAAGCTTCAAGAAGCGCGTATCCGCTTGCAAGAAACGCCGCTTAACAAGTCTGGCTACAATGCTTTTGCTAAATATGCTTACTTTGAACTACCAGATTTTATCCCCCAAATTAATGCCATTTTTAATGATGTTGGCTTAACGGGAATAATCAGTTTTGGTGTAATGTTGGCAGAGCTGAATATATTTGAGCATGAAGGTGATGGAAAAATAACCATCACTTCTCCTATGGCGACAGCACAGTTAAAAGGCTGTCATGAAATACAGTCGCTCGGTGCTGTTATGACATATCAAAGGCGCTACTTATGGCAATTAGCCCTTGATATTGTCGAGCATGACGCATTAGACGCAACAACGGGACAAGAAAAAACATTTGACTATAAAGACTTGCTTAAAAAAGCAGAGAGTGTTCAAGAGCTGGTTTCTGTTTGGCAAATGATACCTAAACCCATGCAACCTAAATTCATTGAGATTAAAGACGAAATGAAATCTAAATTAACCGAGGTGGCGGCATGAGCATATTGCATATTGATATTGAAACCATACCGTCTCAAAAAGCAGGAGCAGTTGAGGCAATCCGCGAAAGCATCAAACCGCCTGCCACTATGTCAGTGCAAGCCACGATTGATAAATGGTACGCAGAAAAAGCCGATGATGCCGCCAATGAACAGCACCGTAAACAGTCCTTTGATGGCGCGCTGGGCGAGATCATCTCGATAGCGTGGGCGCTGGATGATGGCGAGGTTAATGTCAATTATCGTTATGATGATAATGAAGCTGGCTTATTACGTGCGTTCTTTGTCGATATTAACGAGTTGACGGATAAGTACGGACAAAAGGTACACATCTCTACTTGGTCAGGGCATTACATTACCGGCTTTGATTTGCGGTTCATCTGGCAACGCTGCGTGATGTTAGGCGTGAGGCCATCCGTTCATATTCCGTATGACGCAAAGCCTTGGGATAGCAAAGTCTATGACACTAAGATTGAGTGGACTGGCTTAGGCCAAAGCTCCGGTATTGGTAGCCTAGACGCACTTAGCAAGGCTTTTGGCTTAGAAGGTAAAGGTGATATTGACGGCTCAAAAGTCTATGACTACTGGCTTGATGGACGTATTGAAGAAATAGCTGAATACAACAAGCAAGATGTTGTTAAGTGCAGGACTTTGTACAACAAAATGAATTTTATAACAGAGGAAATAATATGAGCAATGTTTACACCGCAGTTTGTACAGTCACCAGAGATTGTGAAGTTCGCTATTTGCCCAGTGGTGGTGCAGTTTTAACCGTTAATGTCGCTAATAATCAGGGCTTTGGGGATAAGCAAACCACTATGTTTATTCGCGTGTCATTGTTTGGGAAACGTGCCGAGGGCAACCTGAAAGACTATTTATTGAAAGGCCAGCAAGTGAATATTTCTGGCGAACTAAAACAAACCGAGTACCAAGCGAAAGACGGCACGACTAAGACCAGTTTGGAGCTTAACGCCAATATTATTGACTTAGTTGGCGGTAGAAAAGAAAGTGCAGCACCAAGACAAGCAGCGCCTAAAGCTGATGTTGCTTATGACGAAGATATCCCATTCTAAAGATGAATCGCTACTATAACCGGTGCGAAGTCTGCGTCATTCTTAAAACAAGCCCCTTGACGGTTTATCGTTGGGGGAATATTGGAAAAATACCTAAACCTGTCACGATAAAAGGTAAGAAGTATTACTTGAAGGAAGATATTGACGCGTTAAAAGATAAGATTCTTTCTGAGGTTCGTAATGGCCCTAAAACGGGCATGAAGAAAGCCTACAACTTTAATAATGAGTCGGATATTTATTTTACACAGCAACCTGGGCAGCCGTTTGAGTATCCTGAAATGCTGATTAACTTTTATCAACCGGCACGACTGAACAGAAAAATAACAATCGACTCTATTAGGTCACAAAATGGAAACTAAAAAAGGTTATTTAAACCGTAAAGAAGTAGCAAAGTTAATGGGGATTAGCTCTAACCAAGTGGGTGTAATGGATCGTAATGGACAGTTGCCTTGTGTCGGTGAAGTATTCCCCATTGATACAGCAAAGAGGCGTGATCGTCTGATTATATTCTACCCAGAAGATATTATGATCAACTGGATAGCCAATAACAATCGGCCTGAAGTGAAGTCTATTAAATCTTCAAAAGGTTACACCAGACATGAAATAGGTCTTTTGATTAAGAGAACCGCGTCAACTGTGGCTCAAATGTGCTACAAGGGAAAACTACCCTGCAAACCCTATATTAGCTTGGAAGATCATTACAATATTAGGCGGTATGACAAAGAAATAATTGATAAATGGGTGCTGTCTTTAGATTCAGATATTTATGGGTTTCCAACAATACAAAAAGTTAAAAAGAAAACAGCTAAAACTATTTCAACTATTTCATTTAGAGATATTTTTGCCGGTAAGTTTTTACCACATGATGAGCGAATAGAGAACTTCTCGAGGTTAGCAATGGCGCAAGCAAGCCGGCCTAAAACCGAAAGAGTGAGTTTTAAAGGGGTTTACTAATGAAACTGAAAGATTTACCGCTTAACGCTGTATTCACCATTACCGGTGATGAATCAAAAACTAAATACATAGTATTTAGAGATGATGGAAATTTTAGGTATTGCATGACCGGCAATGGCTCGATGGTTCATTTTGCAGAGAGCTTTAATGTCGATAAAGCAATTAAAGATAAAGAGTAGATGATGAGTAAAGACAAACCCGCTCCTTATG